AAAAATGAGTTCGGGCAAATGAATATGTTTGCTAAAGAACCTGCAATGTATATGACAAAGGAAGACCTTGAGCGTTATGGTATCGAACCTTATGCCGAGAAGGCGGAGAAAATGAATGGACGTTGGGCTATGGTCGGTTTTGTTGCTGGGATCATTTCTTATCTTAGCACTGGCAACTTCTTCTTCGGCATCTTCTGACAATTGATTGACAATGACCTCAGTTATCTTTACAATTACTAGTGTTGCCTTTTTTGTTTTACTGGCACACTCTGTAAATCAACTTTCTAAAACTTACGAATGACAACTTATAACATCACCCTCCAAAATCCTGACGGCACTGAGAACGTAATCCAATGTGCTGGTGATCAATATATTCTAGAAGCAGCAGAAGAAGCGGGTATTGAGATGCTTTATTCTTGCCGTGCTGGTGCTTGTAGTTCCTGTGCTGGTAAACTTGTTAGTGGAACCGTTGATAATGAGGAGCAATCTTTCCTCGATGATGATCAAATCTCTGATGGTTTTATTCTGACTTGTGTTGCTTATCCCACAAGTGATTGTGTGATCCTCACTGAGCAGGAAGAGAATCTGTGAGAAGTGCTGACTGGTTGGGACAACTTTCTATTGTTCTTCAAGAATTAAAATGGACTGCTGATGATGACATCTCAGTTGAAATTGGAGGAGTTGCAGTAACAGGAACTGCAACCCACCCAGATGCAAATCCCAAATGGGCGAAACCATTTGGAACAGTGTCCTACCAAAACGATGCTTTTATCGTTATTAAAAATAAATCAAGGAACCCAGTTGTTCCTTCACAACCAAATCCTGAACTCAAACAACAACACCTTTATCAAGGAGAAAACAAATGAACAAAATTTTTACCGAAAAAGCAGAACGCATTAATGGATGGGCTGCAATGGTTGGATTCGTTGCTGCTGTAGGTGCTTACCTCACCACTGGTCAAATTATTCCCGGCGTATTCTGATGGAGGTTAAAATGCGTAAAGAACAATATCAAATTCCTCAAGTTGAATTTGTATTCCGTGAGAACGGTGAATTTGTAAGTCGTACTTCTTCAGAACTCTTTGATGGAAAGCGTGTGGTCCTGTTTAGTTTGCCTGGTGCTTTCACTCCTACTTGCAGTGCCTATCAGCTACCTGGATTCGAAGAGAAATATGACGACTTTATTGGTAGTGGCATCGACGCTATTTACTGCATCTCTGTTAATGATGGGTTTGTAATGAATGCCTGGGCTCAAGACCAGAACATCAAGAATGTAAAACTCATTCCAGACGGTAATGCTTACTTCACACGTTCTATGGGATATCTCGTCAACAAGTCTAACCTTGGTTTCGGTGATCGCTCTTGGCGTTATGCTGCAGTCGTGGATAACGGAATCATCGAAAAACTATTCGTTGAGGTGGGGCAACGGGACAATGCAGACACCGACCCTTATGAAGCAACTACACCAGAAGTTGTTCTCGATTATGTGAAATCTACAGTTCGAGAAACTGTTACTGCTTGAAAATAATCAAAGCGTCCAAAAGGGCGCTTTTTTTATAAATACGTTAGTGTTTATAGAGATAATCCATGACGCTAGATCTTCATAACTTTTTTAAATTTTATGATGATGGTAATGCAAATCACGTAGCAGCAGTACAGTGGTTAGAGGATAACCTACCTGCTCAATTTTTAGATGACGCAGAGACTGATTGGATCGGGACCTTTAGAACAAAACCACCCACACCAGCAGTTCTTGATGTTCCATACTTCAACCAAGTAGACAACTACAGAGACGCACAAAGAACTTGTAACAGTTCATCGTGTGCTATGTGCCTTGCTTTCCTCAAGCCAGGTAGCATTAAAGGTGATGACGAATACGTTAAGAAAGTATTTGCTATCGGTGATACAACGGATCATGCCGTCCAGACAAAAGTTCTGTCTGGTTATGGTATTAAATCTCATTTTAGTTATAATCTTAGTTTTAGTGATATTGATAAAAGCCTTGATAGAGGTAAGCCAGTTGTTATTGGTATTCTCCACAGAGGTTCTTTAACTTCACCTACTGGTGGGCACATGTGTGTTGTAATCGGCAAGACCCCAGATGGTAAAGGATACTATGTCAATGACCCATATGGTTCTCTAAACGATAACTATACTGGTCCAGTTACAAATGGTAAGAAAACCATTTACACAAAAGCAGTTCTTAAGCATCGTTGGTGCCCAGGAGGAAACGATGGGTGGGGAAGAATCTTCGATTAATTTTAAAAGAAAAATGCTGCAGGTGATTAAAAATCTCACAAATCATGGTAAGCATGTAGAAGCAAACGAACTTTATCAACGGTATTTCGGAGACAACAATGGCAAGAATCGATCTACATAACTTCTTCAAGTTCTATGACGAGAAGAATCCAAACCACGTTAAAGCAGTTCAATGGTTAGAAGATAACCTACCTGTCAAGTATCTAGAAGATAATATTGATTGGGCGGAGATTTATAGAGGAAAAAAGACTAGTGCTGCACCAGCATCCTCTCCCGCTGCTGCAGCTCCTGTAGCAGGTGGTGATGATGTTCCTATGATGGGTCTTAAACTCATTAAAGAGTTTGAAGGATGTCATTTAAATGCATATCCCGTTGGAATGAAATGTCAGATGGAAAAAGAGGCGCTCTGCTCAGCTTTGCTTATAATCTTGGTGCCGGTTTTTACGGTGGCGATAACTTTAATACTATTACTAAACGCCTGAAGAACAAAGAGTGGGACCTAGTTCCCGATGCGCTGTATCTCTACAGAAATCCTGGTTCTAACGTAGAAGCAGGACTAGCACGTAGAAGAAAAGCAGAAGGTGAAGCTTGGAAAAAAGGTTAACCTCACACTAGGAACAAATGGAAACGCCAAACAAAAAGGAAAAATGTATGAGTACTGTTATTCGTATTGCCATTTTGGGTTGGAGTGCCGCTCTTCTTACTGCAAGTTATGCGGGTGCTCTTGCTAAGATGGACCCCACTTTTATTGCTACTGTTTTCACCGCATCTGCTGCTACTTTTGGTATTAATACATTGAAGAACAAGGGTGACGATGAAGATGATAAAAAAGAAGAATCACGTAAAGAAGTGGTTGTAGAATCACTACCAGAACCACCTGCACCAGAAGTTGTTGTGGATGAACCAACTCTTGAAGAAAGAGTAGAAGTTCTTGAGGGTCAAGTTCAACCACGCACAGGAGCATAATGGCAAAGTCAGCAAACAAATCCAAGAAAGGTGGAGCAGGTTCTGCTAATAATAAAAAGCAGAACTCTGGAAATGCTAATGCTAATAAAGCAAAGAATGGTGGTAAGAAAAAATGATTGATATGATTGCTTTTATGATTGTTGGATATTCTGAAATTTCTTCTGGCAGTTGTCAGTTGGAATACTTTCGTTACAATGAAGTTCATTCGCTAGTAATACCGTGCCAAGAGAATGGAACACTCCAAAAAGGGAGTGTTGGAATGCTCCAATTCACCAAATATTGAAAGCAATAGATAATCACACCCGTCTTTTTATGGAGACGGGTGATTTTTGGCATGAAGAACAGGCCCAGATCTTGAGAAAGTATGTAAAAGATTTGAAAGTCTGGATACACAAAGAAGAAGGTTGGTGGAACGAATGAAAAAGTTATTCACCTCATTTGGTTTAATTTTATCATTATCATTTCCTGCAATAGCATCATCTTTAGCACCAACGCAACCAACTGTAAAACCATACAGTGCTGCTGCAATGGGTTGTATGATACTTCTAGAATGTACTGAGGGTGTAGAAAAACTCACAGTAGATTCTGAATTATTAAAAGATCCAGACTTTGACCCATTCAGAGAAGAACTTAAAAGGATTATTACTGCTCTTAATGCAGTAAATGTTCCTGTATATGTTGCACCAGAAAGATATTTTACTCCGAGAACAGTGGGATTGTATAAACCAAACTACAATCGTTTCTTTGTGAACGAACAACTACTCAAGGACCCAAGAGAGTTTCTTGGAACAATGAGACACGAAGGATGGCATGTAGTTCAAGATTGTATGGGTGGTGGATTGCAAACATCATTTATGGCACAAGTGCATCAAGACAGTGAAATTCCTGCTTGGATAATGAAGAATACTAGACTGACTTATGAATCCATGATGCAAAGTCGTGCAGTTCCTTGGGAAGCAGATGCTAACTGGGCAGAGGAGCAATCTAATGTAACTGCAGAAAAGTTAGAGATGTGTTCCAAAGGTCCTCTGTGGGATCAAATTCGTCCAACACCAATGACGATGGATTGGTTGATTGGATGTGGATGGATGAAACCACAAGAAGGTAAGTATCCTTATTATCCAAATAAGAAAGTAGAGTATTGTACAGAAGGTAAGTATTGATGGAATTGCCTTGGGGAGTGATTACAATATTAGGTTGTGGTCTTATTTTTACTTTGTATGTGATTTACTACATATTACGATTAGCCCACGAGGAAATGAAAGATGAAAAATTTAGCAATCATTCTATCGACGACAAGCCTTCTCATTAGTGGAGCACTTTGTTATGGTGCTTATGTGACTTATAAAAAAGCAGAAGCAATCCTGAATAATCCAGAAGAGTTTGTTGGTAAGGTTGTGGAAAACCAAGTCAATAAAGCATTTGAAAAATTACCCATTCCAAAACTAAATAGTGAGAAGTTTAAGTTGCCATTCTAATGGATAAGGATCCGTACATTTATAGAATCAAGTCAGTTCTTAAAGTTGTAGATGGTGATACTATTGACGCTGCTATTGATCTTGGTTTTGATATCTCCCTTACTAAGCGAATTCGTCTTGCTGGTGTCGATACCCCAGAGAGCAGAACGATTGATCTCAAAGAAAAAACACTTGGTCTTGAAGTTAAAGAATGGCTTAAAAAGAAATTAGAAGGGCAAACTGACGTTATTGTTAAAACAGAACTCCCAGATTCTACCGAAAAGTATGGTAGAATTCTGGGACATTTGTTTATTGGCGATAAAGAAGTATCTGCAGTCAATAAAAAGAAATCTGTAAATCAACAAATGATTGATGAAGGATATGCTTGGGAATATGATGGTGGAACAAAGAAAAAAGATTTTGCTTTACTGGAATCAAAAAGACAAGCGAGCAGATAATTTCTTCGCAATTTTTTTAGGAGCGGCATAGAGAGATTTAAATCTTTCTTGCCCCTCTTTTGTGAATTTATCCTTTACTGGTTCGTCAATAATAACTTTATTTTCTATTTCGTATAAAGTATTCTTTTCAATTTCATCACGAATATACTGTTCTACATTGTCTGTTTGTGCTACAAGTCTTGTTCCGTCAGCAGAATATTCAAATATATCAATGTGACCGTCCTCTGCCATTACATAATGAAGGACGGGTTTGACTTGTTTGATTTTAATTTTAAACTTATTCTTAGTTGCTTCTTTGATTAATGGTTCGGCAGCATTCTTCAATACATTAAGAACTGCTGTAGATGCCATAGTTGCTGCAGTTGTGACTACTGCGACAGCACCAGCCGTAGCAACAAGAGAAGGGTCAGGTAAATTAATATCGACTCCATAAACAGAAAAGGTGGGTTGGGGTTTATCTGCTGGAATTTCTGCAATAGGTTCAGGTGTTGGTGTTTGAATAGAGGGGCTTTGAACGACCTGAGGCAGTTGAGGAGGGGGGGTAGTATCTGGTAAGCCTCTTGTTTTTTCCTCTTTTTCTGCTGCTTGTTTTTCGCGTTCTGCTTTTACTGCAGCATCAAACTCTGCTTGAGTTGGAACATTGATAACAGGATATTTAATCGCAGTATTTGGAACATCAATAATAGGAACTTCCAATCCACGAACAAGAGGTGCTTCTACACCACGAACATTTGGTCCATCTATAGTTGAAATTACAGATGGACCAGATATTCGATTTATATTTGAATTATGAACACTAATCGGATTATTTCCGATTATGGGTCTTAGATTCGGATTATCAATTAGTTGTATTGGTTCCATTGACTGCATCCTCAACTCTTGGGTATTTCACAACAACATCAGCACAAACTTTGTAGTAAGGACTATTGGGATGGAACATAACTCCATTCTTATATGCTTCGCCACATTTTAGTAATCTTACAAGTTCAAAATCTAATCTTGCTTTATCAGTCTCTGCTTGCTGCCTAGCAATTTCGGTTGCGGCTCTTTTTTTACATAAGTCCATCAAATTTCCATCTAATGGAATGTTAAGACCCGCAGAAATACCCCAGTTTCCATTGCGTGAGGCAAAAGATTCTGGGTCATCGCTAGCATTATTACTACTCATAGCAAATGGAGATATAGAAAAAGTTGCTCCTTGACAACTTACTCCACCACCATAAGTATTAACTGCATAAGGTCCTTGAAGAACTTGAACCGCTTGGTTGGTTACATTTCCTGTAGCACTTGCACTTGGTCCAGCAATGTTTGTATTGCTAGGTGCAGGAGTGCTTTGAGCGAATGCAGTTCCTGTTGAGATTACTGCGTAAAGACAGAGATTGATGTAGTGGTTGATTGAGTTTCTGTAGTGCGGTCTATCCATGTTTCTTTTGCCACTCCAGGGCCAAGATAGGTTTCGCTGAACTGGAATGGAGCACCTTGAGTCATAATCGAATACGCAGCACCCTTTTGTGGGGAGCCAGGAATGTTAATGTTCGTTCCAGTTACAGTATATGATTCGCCAGTAGTATATTCAACTTGACGAATGGTTTCTATAATTTTGGTTGCTGATTCTGTTGTTGCGTTGATTGTACCTCTAGTAAAATTAGGCACAACACTCTCAGCATGAACGGGAGTACAAATGACTCCCGTTGCTAAAAGCAAAACGGGAGTTAAATGTCTCATTTGAATACGCTTAACTCAATTGATCTTTGAGCGGTAGCACTTGTTCCTGCTCCACCAGCAGTAACAGTAGGAACGCCAGTTGGGGAAAGAGTACCTGCAAGAGATCCTTTTTCACCACCAACTTGAGTTACGCTATCTCCGTAGAGATTTGGTGTTCCAATCACACCATTTGTAACCGTCTGAGTTGTAACTGGAGTATCAGCAGCATTGATAGTTTCTGAGAAACTAAATGCCTGACCTGGAGTATTGATATCATAGGTTCCAGCACCACCTACACCACCAAAAGATGTGGATTGGATATTGGTTCCTGACGCTGAATATGAAGCACCGATTCGGGTTGATTGAACTGCAGCACCATCAACTTTCAATTGTACGGAGTCAGTGATTCTTGATGTGATTTCAGCAGCATTAACTGGGATTGCGAAGAATAACGAAAAGGCTAATAGAAGTCTTTTCATTTT